TGCTGTTCGTAGTGGAACAAATTCTGGAACTGCTGGCACATCCAAATTTTATAGTGATGTAACCACAGAAATAAATTATGGTACTTATACCACAACACGTACTTCTTCTTTTACTTGTCCTGTGTCTAATTCAAATTATACAATGTTAAATGTATATTATGAAATTGCTGGTGGTAATGGTGGTAATGGATATGCCTATGCCTATGGTGGCCCAGGTAAAGTATTAAAAATTAGATATAATGGTGCTGTCAATTGGTGTGTAGGTCAAGTAGGTTCTGCTGGATCAGTGGGCACAAACTATCCAGCTGGTGGAACGGGTTGCACTAGTGCCACTGGTGGTTCTGGTGGTGGTGGCCAGGAAAGCGGCGGCCCTGGCGGTTCTGGTGGTGGTGGTGGATCTGCTACCATCTTGTATCAGAATGCCACTGGTCTTATAATTGCTGGCGCCGGTGGCGGCGGCGGTGGTGGTGGATATGGTATAGGTGGTTCCTTACTTCAATCAATAATGCAGGGACAACCAAATTCAACAACTGATGCATATCAAGAACAATATAATGTAACAATATATGCTGGTTCTGGTGGTACTGGTCTTACTGCAGGTTGTCAAGGTGGCGGCGGCGGCGGCGGCGGCGGCGGAGTTGGAAGAACTGACCAACCAGCAATTGGCGGTAGAGGAGGAGATGGTGGAGGTGGAAATGGTCACGGTGGTGGATATGGAGGTTTGAGAGGTTTAAGTGCATTGCGTACTGATATTGTTTCATATGTGAGTTCTGGAGATAATGGTAATGTTGGATCTGCTAATAATGGTTATGTTAAAGTTACATACCAAGAAGATAGATCTTACTGGGGATCTGCTGGCGGTGGTGGTGGCAGTGGTGGATTTGTTTATGGCGCTTTTACTAATGAGTTTCTTTCTGGTATTTCTGCCACTTCTTTGACAGTTAATGTGGGTTATGGTGGTTCTCAAGCAAGTAGTGGGTCAGACTCTGGAGGTAGTGCTGGTGGAAATGGATCTGCTGAAATTAGATTGAGAGTAATTACTGGATATACTGGAGGAATCTCCACCCCCAGTACTGGTGATATTGTTTATGATGCTTCTGATGGAATTGGTAGTTCTACAGATGCATCAGTTACTGCTCCTGGCAATGGAATTAATAATAATGGTGGATTTAATAATGGAGGATATTATTGTAGATTTACTGGTGATGTTTTAGAACGATATATTATTTTAAATCCAGTTGATACAACTAATGTTGATTCTATCACATTTAGAGTAGCTAGAGGTAATGGTAATAATGGTGGAGAATTGCCAGATGTGGGAGATGATTTGAAGTTATATTGGGGAACAAGTGCAACTTCATTCCCAGATGCAAATTTCTTGGGAGTAATTGTTCCTTCACCAGATCCAGTTAACTTATCTTATGATGGAACTTCTGGAAATACCATCTGGCGTGATTATACATATACTTTACCAACCGACTCTGCTGCACGAGATACTGTTGTGTATTTTAAAATTGCTCAAAAGAGGAGTGCTACTGGGGATAACACCACAGCTAATACTGATAATTATGGAATTTCTCAAATTACATTTAGTTATTTGCCTAAACTTAGAACAACTTTTGTTGCCACAGCTGGATATCTTCCAAGTGATATTAGTTCTAAAACTTATACTGTAACTGGTATTGGTAGTGGAATTACAGTTAATGATATAAAATTTAATTTAACTTCAAGTATTAGATTAACACCAACACCATACCTCCAACCAAACGATGTTATTCCATTAGTTGAAAAATATCACCGTGTTAAATACTTAATAAAAGCTTTCTAATGAGGATTTATGACATTTGAACCTATTGTAGACCCATCTATTATTAGTGGGAAATTTGAAGATTTTATTGGAACGTGGCAAAATTTTGTTACAGCAGAATTTTGTGATGAAATAATTGAAGAATTTGAAAAAAAAATTAATAATATGGTTGGGTCTTCTGACCGTATTATGGATGGTTTGCAACAGTTTGGAGACAAAGCAAATTTGGGTAGGAAAGATACTTCAATTCTATTAGAAGATTTTTTACCTAATATTGTTTCGCATGTAGGACAATATTTGCAATCATGTTTTTTGCAATATTGTCATAATTATGGGCAATTAAAAGAAGTTCCTATGATTTCTGCTAACTTTAAAATGCAGAAAACTCCTCCTGGTGGTGGATATCACGTTTGGCATTACGAAAGTGGTTCTTTTCCAACTGCAAATAGAGAGTTGGCGTGGATGATTTATTTGAATGATTTGCCAGATAATGAAGGAGAAACAGAATTTCTTTATCAAAAAAGAAGAATTAATCCCACTAAAGGTACAGTTGTTATTTGGCCTGCTGGATTAACACATGTACATCGTGGTCTTACAGTTTATACCCACGATAAATACGTTATAACTGGATGGTTTACCAAGGTTCCCTAAATGGCATTACAATCAGATAGCAATATTCCGCAAATTATACTACAGGTTAATGGTCTTCAAAGAACCATTGCTTATAGAGGTATTATAAAAAATGTTGATGATGAATATTGGAAAGACACCTTTCTTCCAAAAATTTATCCTTTTTGGGATTCTGATAGAGATAGATTAATTCGTTACACTTACTATAGTGATAATAGTTCTTTTGTTGAAAGAAAGAAGTGGGTAAAAGATTTTAAAACTGGTGAATTTACTTGGAAAGATTATGAATTTTATGGATATCCTGAAGAAGAAGGAATAAAGTTTTTTGAAATTTGTCAAGAAACATATTTTGATATTGCTCAATTAGAAAAAGAAAATTTAAATGAGGAACTTGCAAATATCTATGGTGCTGCACAAAAATATACATGGTTTACTGTAAAAACAGTTCGTAAATTTTTACTAGATGATAGTGATTGGGTTTTTTGTGAAGATTCTCCTATTTCATCTGAAACAAAGGAACTTTGGAAAACATATAGAAAAAAATTAAGAGACATACCTGTTGAACAACAAGATGTTATTGCAAAAGATGTTAAAATACCAATCGATCCAGATTTTTTCAGTAAATTTTATTCTTCAGATCATCCAGACGAAGAATACTTATCTAGCGATGCTCAATTTTATAGATTAACAAATACTATTGAAACTGGATTTAGAGATAGAGTCATGAATTATTTGATTTCTAAGTATAATATCGACAAGAGTTATACTGATATTCGTTCGTTGATTCAAAAATATCAAAATTCGGATTTATTTGCTCAACAAACAGTAGAAGCTTCTACTAAATATATGTTTGAAAAAGCCACCGAATTAAATAAAACAATTGATGAGTTAGGAGTAGATTTATTAATTGCATCTGCAGAAAAATCTATAGCAAGTAATGAAAATATCGAGAGGATTGAAGATGGATACCTATAATTTACAAGATTTGCTTGAAGTTTATGCTGCTGCTAAAAACAAAACAATTGTTTTTATTAGAAATCCAGCATTAGAAAAACAACAAGATGTAAACATTATAAATCAAGTTTGGCAATTTTACAAAGAACATTTGCCAGAAGAAATTTATGATGCTATTCGATATTCTGACTTTAATATTTTGGAATTTGACCATGAATACACAGCACAACAATTTGTTGAAGATAATTTTCCTCCACTTGATTTGGTTGAAAATTCAAACTATTGGTTTACTTGTATGGTTATAAATCCAGTTGGTATGGTGGTTTATGAAAATAACCCCATCATCAAACCAGAGGAACCTGCCGAGGGGGCTTGACAGACCCTGCTGCCTGTGCTACCATAGTCAGGTAAGCAAAAAACCCCGACCATGCTGAGCATCCAAGATTACGGCGACGACGGCGTTGTTCCTGTCATTGAATCGAACGACGTTGAACCTTTGGTTGAATCTATCTTAGAATACGTCGAAGCACGTTTCGAGATTCTCGATAAGCAAAATCGTGACGCAGATATCATGGCACTCTGCCAAGAGTTTCATGAGTGGGGTACTGCTGAGGAAGGCGATGAATTGTCTTTCTATGTGTGCCCCAAATTCTATTAAACCTACATAATGTAAAAGAGAAGGACAATGACTACGCCCAACTGGCAACATCACTCAAAAAAAGATGCCAAACGCACTCTGAAACCTCAGGCATTGCGTCAGGCAAAAGCTCGTAAACAGGCACTCAAACGCCAACTGGGGGTGGTTAAATGACGCATTATGACTACCTGATTGATGTAATTAAAGACCATCTAAATGGTTATTACATCAGTGGTCAACAAGGTGATGGTTGGGATGAAGCAGACGCTCAAGAATCTGCCCATATGATTCTTCAAGCAGTAGAAGAATTCCAAGAAAAGCGTAATCTTAATCAATGGAGGGCAACAGATTGAGTTACCTACATCTTAAAGAACTAGTAGTGAAAACTACACCAGAAAATGTCAAGGAAGCAAATAGAGCATTATTTAATTGCACTATGACATTACCTGCCGCAGCAAAACACTGCGGCA